ATAGAAGAAGTACATCCTCTAAAGCAGTTTGGCGAAAGTAAATTAGCGACGCTACAGCTATCCGCCCGTGAGCTACAAAACGTGAAGATTGCTAAATGGAAGGCGCGTGATGTGATTGCCTACGGCACTAAGCGTCGTGAGACTGTGTCGAAGTCGACTCTCAATCAGCAGCTTCAGTACATCAGCCAAGTCTTAGAGTACGCGCGTATCGTGTGGGAGATTCCTATGGACGGGAACCCAGTAAAAGACGGGCGGTACGCCTTGTCTAAAACTGGGTTGGTAGGTAGCTCAAATAAGCGGGGGCGACGGCTACGTGTTGGTGAGTACGAGAAACTTATCGATGCTGCAGCCGGTCATTGGATTACGTACTACATTACGATCGCTTGTGATAACACTATGCGTCTTGGTGAGATCCACAATCAGATGTGGAAAGACGTCAACTTTGACGACCGAACACTGACCATACGTGATCGTAAAGACCCAAATCAGAAGGAAGGTAACGACGAAACTATCCCAATGATTGGTCATACATACGAGGTGTTACGCGGATTGTGGGCAGTCTCCACACGTAAGGGACGCGTCTTTTCAATGGTCAAGAACGCTGGAAGCGTGTCGGATAAGTTTGCGGCGATCACACAAACAGCAGGTATCGACGACCTACATTTTCATGACCTACGGCACGAAGCTATCTCTAGGTTGTTTGAGCGAGGGTTGCAGATACAAGAGGTGGCTTTGGTATCTGGACATAAATCGTGGGACAGCTTGAAGCGGTACACGCAGCTTAAACCCGGCCAGATACTAGAGGCATTAGCTAACTAATCCATCAATAGGTGACAACATGCGTCGATAGCTTACATACGCAAGCTAATTCGACTACTGTTTTGTTAAATGTTGCCATAGGTTTATTAATGTACTAATATAAATACGCCCGATAACAGCTAGGATTGCTCAAATGACGGACATTGCAGTAGACATGGTTAACCAGCCGCCTCACTACAACAACGGTAAGGTGGAGTGTATCGAAGCCATAGAAGCGTCAATGTCAGACGAAGAATTTATCGGGTATTTGAAAGGTAATGCGTTGAAATACCTTTGGCGGTATCGCTACAAACAGAATGCTGTAGCGGATCTTGAAAAGTCTAACTGGTACTTAGCGCGTCTCACTAAATTTTATAGGGCACAATTTGATGACGACACTAAGGCAACAACTGGCTGACAAATATGGCCCAATCATGGACTTAGACGAACTGGCTCTCTTACTGAAGACCAGACGTCGGACGCTGTATCAACAAATTTATCGGGGTACATTTGAGATTCCATACGTAAAGAACGGTAAGAAATGCCTGTTCTCTACTGACCATGTTGTTAACTGGATGGAAGACAACATGAACATGGCGCAGGCGTCATGAGTCCCCCTCTCTATTTCTTCGAAGGAAGAAACACTGGTATCCATGCTCCAGATGCAAAGACGGCACGAGCGCGCAAGAAGCGCGGTGGAGACAAGATAGTGAAGGTCCTAAACAAAGCGCCGCCAAAGAATGGCGCGTGGGACCGCACTAGGAAGGACGGAAAAAGTCCAGCTAAGTCTGCACATGGTAAGGGTCGTGGTTACGGCCCTCCTCGCTCTAAGAAGAAATAGGAGATTGTAATGCCGGATACAAAGCCTAAAGCAAAATCTAGCACTGGTAACTACGGTGCTGAACTGAGAAAACCTAAAGCAAAATCTAGCACTGGTGACTACGGTGCTGAACTGAGAAAGCCTAAAGCTAAGTCAAAGCCTAAAGCTAAAGCTAAAGCCGCCCCTAAAGCTAAGCCTAAAGCCAAAGCTAAGCCTAAAGCTAAGCCAAGAATGGCAAGGGGCGGCGTTCGCGCTTAAATCCACAGCGTAGAAACGACGATTCGTTTTTGCGCTGTTTCTATTTCTGAAGGGATGTCCACGTACGGAGCCACGCTCCATGGCGCATCTTTCCCGTCTGACTCTTGGTATATGCCCCAAAGATCATGGCTCATGTTCGATATCCGTGACTGCATTGTCAGGTATTTCTCATGGATTACGGCTAGATACGCTCCTTGTACCGCTATAGGCGGCAGATCGACGTCACAGTAAACAAGCTGTGCATTCCTTAATAACTCGTTATCAAAGAACTTATTGCCGCTAGGAGGTGGGTGGAGGCTTGTGAGCGTGGTTGCTTTAGGTAAAGCAGTCCATCGTATTGCGGAACGTTCGTTGAACTCTGGGTCAATCTGGTTAGGGTCAACGTCTAAGAAGTTGGCCAGCTTGATGATTGCCGCGTCGTTGAGTTCTGTGAGGTTGTTGAGGTACTGAGAGAAAGCGCCTTGTGTCCATCCAAGCTCTTTAGCTGCTTGAACTTGTGTGTATTCAAAGGTGTCTTTCTTTTTTTGCCAGAGTTTCTGCAGGTTTTCTACTACGGTCTTCTTCGACATAGCCTGTAGATTCCTTAATCTTTGAAGCTATTTCACTAAAGGGTACGCTAATACTTTGTGCTTCTTTGCTGCTAATAGCGCTACTTAATGCATCAATAGATACAATAAACGCATTATTAGCACACCCTATACACACAAGACAAGTGACATTTGAAGAATTAGATTTTGCCATTTCTTCCATCCACGCAATCTGTAAGGGTGAAACATTGATCTTTACTGGTGTATTGGGGCGTTTTGGGAAGTTTTTCAGGTACTTATATTCAACAAAAAGTACGCCAGCGGGTCCCACGTACATTGCGTCGGGGACACCGCCAGCGAATTTATCATGGATTTTCCAACTAAATAGGTTATCGGGGAGGTGACGATGCACGGCCCGTATGAAGCCGTGCTCGTTCAAAACACATTACCTAATAGTGGAGTGGGTCTCATACATTTTTTCTGCAGCCTTGTAGTTGTCTTCGGTAGCCCAACCAACAAGATCTACGTCTAGGTTCTCGTACTGCTGACCTGTACGTGACTGCGTACTCTTGGATGTAATCTTCCACAGCGAAGCGAAACGGTCGCCTGACTGCAGCGACAGCTTGCTGTTCCAGCTACGAGACGTCGCTAACTTAGACTTGGTGAAGTCAAAGATAACGGGCGTCTGACCCAGCTCGCCGGTCTCTTCGTCGACGACAGCGATCAGGTGTGAGTGGTTCTCGACTACGTCCCACTCTGCTGGGTTGTCTTGGTTCTTAACAGAATCAAGCGCGTCAGCTTCGTTGTCGAACGTACCGCCGAACCCGCCACCCTTCTGGATGTCGCGCCATACAGCGTACTGGACCTTGAAGTTGAGACTGATGACGTACATCTCTTCGTAGGTCTGCTTGGTCAGCGTGTTAACAAACATGCCGACTTCAGCGCCTTTAACAAAGTCAGCGTGGTTCTTGTCGACTTCGTTAGACATCTTCTGGATCAGCTTGATGCGAGGGATCGTAAGCTGCGAGCCTACTGACTCGTTACCGCGACTGCTGTCGAGGTTAAGGTGCGCAGGAAGGTCTGTGCCTGTAATTGCTAATGCTAAATCATTCATAATAATAGTGTTCCTAATATCAATAGATAAATCAAGGGTTTATAGGGTGCGGAAGTTAACCTTCTGCATTTCTACTGCTTCTGTACCGGGCACTTTGCCGCCTGCAGCTTCGATTTCTCGTATTGCTGCATTAGACAAACGACGGTGCATGATGGAGAAGTCGCCAGTGCTTTGGACGTGGGCGTAAACTGTATCCCAATCCGTGGCATTGAAGACTACCTCCGTACCAATGGAGACTGTTGCTACGCCGTTACTAGCACGGCTAATACCTGCAGTCGCCATTAATTCGTACAGCTTCTTTTCCAACGCGTCCTTCTCTGCGTTGAGGTCTTTAAGCTGCTTATTAATATCGTCCTTTTGATTCTTGATTTTGGACAACGCGTTGATAACGTCGTCTACGTTTAGTGTTTCAAATTTTTCTGCAACGTATTTGTTGAGTATTGCTTTTAGTTGAGACGGAGATTGAGGTTGAGCGTTCATGCTGGTTTCCTTAGTTCATTCATAGTTGATAACACTGATAACAAGTCTTCCATTCGGCTGACCTTAGTACCGAGCTTGTCGTAGACGTCCATCTCCCATGTATCACGAGCGGCGATACGGATGACTTCCGTCTTCTTGGTTTGCCCGGCGCGATAGATACGACGGTTGAACTGAACGTAATGCTCACTGTTATAGGTAGGCGACGCCCAGATGATTGTGGTGGCGCGCGTGAGTGTGAGTCCGTGGCTGGTTGACTGTGGGTGCGCGTATATCACCTGTAAGTGACCGGCTTGGAACCTTGCAACAATGTCGGCCCGCTTTTCTGCAGGCGTGCTGCCGTCGATTACTTCGTACTTGATACCGCGTTTGTCAGCGAGTCGTGTTAACTCTTCGCGTTCGTGTCGCCAGTTGAAGGCAACCAGTGAACAGTCGCGTTGCTCGATGAGGTCAGTGACTAAGTCGTAGCGGTCGCCGTGTATCTTGAGGACACTGCCATCATTATCGTAGATAGCGCCTGTACAGAGCTGCAGCAGCTTCTTGACGCGTGCACCTGCGTGCACAGCATTGATAGTGCCAGTGCCTGTGTACAACACAGAGTCTTGTAGCAGCGTTTCGTACTGAGTACGGATAGGTTGGGGCAGGTCAACATACATGGTGTTGAAGGACTGCTCGGGCATGTCGATACAGTCTTCCAACTGATACCTGACGTTGATGTCTTTGATGGCAGCACCGACCATGTCCTGTGCTTCGGGTTTGTCGGCCCACTCGTTGGCGAAACCGTTGAAGCGGCTGGTGCATACGTTAGAGCGGAACGAGTAGAACCGCGTACCTAAGCGCTCGCCGTCGTCTACCAGTAGCATCTGATGCCATACGTCGCAGACAGTGTTGGAGTTGGGTGTGCCGGACATTGCGACGCGGCGGTCGAAGTTGTTTATTACCTTTGCTAATGCCTTTGAGCGCTGCGAACTAGCGTTTTTGAATGCCGTAGATTCGTCGATGCAAATCATGTTGAACTGCTCACAAGCAGAACGATTTTTTAGCATCCATTTAGCAGCGTCGTGGTTAGTGACGACGATGTTAGAAGGGCTGGTAAATGCTTTCTCGCGGTTACGTGCGTACGCGATCGAGTAGGTTAGGTTGGGACCGAACTTCTCGATGTCATCGCCCCAAGAAGCCTGAACAATAGATAGGGGAGCCAAGACCAAAAGGCGGGCGGTAGGATTTGTAGCAAGAACAGCAGAAAACGCATCAATTATTGACCGTGTTTTACCTGTGCCGGGGTCACTCGTGATGAAGACCCGTGGGTTATCGTAGACGAACTTAGTCGTTGCGACCTGATGGTCGAAAGCCGGAGGTATCTGCATGTGTCATGTCTCATTTAGCAGGTTTCAGTTATACAATTAGCATCAATCAATATCAATATGCTAATACAGTTACGATCGGGAAGCAACTCTTTTTGCACGTCGCTTAGCCTTTTGGCGCTCTAGCATGGGTACTACTTCGCGCTGATAGATAGCGTTGTAGCACTCGTCGCGTACCTGCTTTTTGATGTCTGCAGGGAGTTTGGTGAGGATTTTGACCTCACTTTTTTTAGGGACGTAGGTATCCCAGAACACGGCTTCGGGCGGGTCAGACTTGATCTCAAACCTGACGTCGCATTCTGCTACTTGCGACCTGAACCATGCTTCAGCGTACGGGTCGGACAGGTAGTCAGTTTTTTTACCTCTTGGCATATTGCCTCCGTAAATAAAAACGCCCCCCGACTTCTGCAGAAGGGAGGCGTTGCAAGATGACCGGCCTAGGAGTTTGAGTCGGTCAGTTGCTCGGGTTAAGCGATGCCCCATTGACACTGAGGGCCGTCATGACCCTCTGGCGTTTCTTTATATGCGCACCACTTGCAGTTGTATTTGCTTGGGTTTGGATCAAATTCTTCCGCCGTAGTCATGCGAATCGCTCGACTGTGGTAACCCGGCAGAAACTCCATGGCTTCTTCGCGAGTGAATGTGCGTACCGTCGTCTCGCCTTTATCGAGATACCACAACTCTGCGGTAACAAACTGTAGATCTTCGAAGCGCATGAATGCAGCGATGGCGTACAGCAACATCTGTTGTGAGTGGCCAAGCT